ATGGCGAGAAAAACACCCCCATTAACCACGGTGCAGATCAAAGCAGCCAGACCAGCGGAAAAGGAATACACCCTACAGGACGGCGGAGGGCTTTTTCTCCTGGTCAAACCGTCCGGATCAAAACTCTGGCGATTTTCCTACTACCGGCCATCGGACAAAAAAAGAATATTGCTGAGTTTTGGATCGCTTGATGATGTTTCCCTGGCTGATGCCAGAAAACGCCGTAGCGAGTACAGAGCGTTAATCAGTGCCGGAACTGACCCGCAGGGCCATGAGAAGAAAAAACGAGAGGCAGAGGCCCGAAGACAAGGGAACACGTTCGAAAATGTGGCGGCGGCATGGTACCAGGTGAAAATCAGCCAGAATCTGGCCCCCAACACGATTAAAGACATCTGGCGATCGCTGGATAAATATGTATTCCCGTTCATCGGCAACACCCCAATAGACACCCTGACCGCTCGCAGGTTCGTTGAGGTGCTTACCCCCATCAAGGAGCGCGGCAACCTGGAAACACTCAAACGGGTTTTACAGCGCGTTAATGAGGTAATGGATTACGCCGCCAACAGTGGGCTGATTGATGCCAATCCGGCTATGAATGTGCGTAAGGCGTTCCCCTCCCCTGTAAAAAAACATATGCCAACAATCCGCCCCGAACAGTTGCCGGAGCTTATGCAGGCTTTATCAGTATCGGCAACAGAACGGCAGACCAGATTACTGATTGAATGGCAGTTACTGACCGTAACCCGTCCCGCCGAAGCGTCATCAACGCGGTGGGATGAAATCGACCTGGACGCGCAACGCTGGACGATACCCGCCGGACGCATGAAGATGCGCAGGGATCACGTTATCCCACTTTCCGGTCAGGCTATGGCGGTGCTGGAGGCCATGAAACCAATCAGCCACCACCGCGATTATGTTTTCCCGAGTCTGAAAGACCCACGGCAGCCAATGAACAGCCAGACAGCAAACGCAGCATTACGACGCATGGGGTTCGCTGGCGTGCTGGTGTCTCATGGATTACGCGCCATATTCAGTACAGCAGCGAACGAGGAAGGATTCGAGCCGGACGTAATCGAGGCCGCACTTGCCCACGTCGACACTAACGAAGTGAGACGGGCATACAACCGGAGCAACTACATAGAAAAACGCGTGGTGCTTATGCGCTGGTGGGGCGAATTTGTCGAGGCTGCGGCGACGGGCGTAACCCTCGCCAGTGGTAAAAGGGGTATCCGAGCCGTTTAGCTGTACAGAAAACCAGTAAAAACTACGAAAACCATGTAAAACCGTCGTATAATTGCATCAAATTTAACGACAAGGCCGTGAAACATGAAACCGTTAAGATGCAAAAAAATTTCAGATGCAATTGCGACGGGCTGCAACTGGCCCTGATGGTTCAGCATGAATTTTGGTCAACCTACGATCCGGAGGACAGAACGACGGCCCCATCAAAAAAACAGGTAGTAGATTTCCTGGTATCCCGTGGGGCATCCAGGAATATGGCTGAAAGTATCGACAGGGTAGTTCGTCCGGCAACCATGAAGACCGGAGGCAGGCCAAAAAAATGGCGGTAACAATCCTCAAAGCGGCAGAAATGCCGCTTTTTTTATAAATCCCTTTCAAATCACCAACATAAAAAACGATTCTAACCGTTTAAAAACGGTGGGAACTGTTTTTACCCATATCCGATGATTTACCGTATTTGTCACCGGAATACACCGGATTCACAAGGTAAATCACGATGGAAGCAATCAAAAAAGTCATCTTTCGCCAGGAAGTAAAAAACTTATCCACATCAAGGCAGACAGCACGCTTCAAAGCATGATCAACGCCGGAGAATTTCCGCAGGGTTTTCGCGTTGGTTTACGCCGTCGCGGATGGTATGAGGAAGACGTAATCGCATGGATGAAAGAACGTGAGCAGGAAGCACGCGGAACGGCTGCGTAATGGTGTGAGGCATAACACGATGAACATAACAAAAAGCGCCCCGTTGCCGGAACGCCCTTGTGAACAATTAACCTGCTGCGCCTTATGTGTATGTGATCCCAAACATAAGCACGGGAATGATAGCCGCTATCAGGCTGGTGGGCAATGTAATTACCCTTTGGGTTCTATGCCGCGTTGCTGTAATTCTTTGCGGATTATTCGCTTTATCCAGGCAGCAAGAGAATCATCGCCGTCATGTTGTTGTGCCTTTTCCATCTTTTCCCGTAAGTCAGGATCTAAACGGAACTGGAACGGAGGATTACCACGCCTTTCGTTTTTGTGTATTGACACGTTAATTACACCTCATGTAATGTATTTATGTGTATTGACACATTACACACAATCAACACAAAAAGCAAAGCCCGCTGGCGCTATGAACACCAACGGGCTTCTAACCAAACCATTAATTGAGGTAACGATTATGGCTATAAAAGAGCATAGCTTACTCTTTATACACACACAAACGCCCCGGAAACAGAATAATCCGTTTCATAGTTCGGTTTTGTGCACTCATCCTGGCGGTCGGTTTTTGCCGGATTTAAGCCGCCGTGGGTATTTATCGACAAAATCTTCAAGGGCAAATTTTTCTGGTGGCACTAAGCGCGGCGCTGGTGGTGGTATTTTTGTTCTGGTTAGTTCTTCCTCAAGTCTGGCGCAGGCTTCTGACTGCCTTTGCCGGATGATTTCATCATCTTGCGTTTGCGTGTCTTGTATTGGTGATAGTGTGTTGTTGGTCATGATACTGCCCTGTAAAGCAATGCGCCGTAGTACCTCACACCACGGCGCTGATAGTGATTATTCTGATTCTTTGGCCTTGCGGCGCTGGCGGCGTTTGATCTCGCCTCGCATGGCTGTAACGATAAATTGCGCAGTGCTCTCGCCTGTTTCTTTTACTTGCTCCATAGCCTCAACAACTTCATGCGGGGCGCGAGCCTGTAATTTCTGTGATTTGTTATTGATATGGTCTCTTTCCATTTCTGGTTCCCTTTGTGATTACTGGAATCCAGTATACACGAAAAAGACCAAAACAAAACGCTTGAAGTGGATTCCACTTAGTGATTATACTGGAATCCAGTTGAGTGTTTATCACTCAATGCAAACGAGGCAGAAAAGGATTGCCGTCCTTTCGCAGCCTCTGACCACCAACGATAGCAACAGTATCGAGGTAGCTATGAGAAATCATATCACACACCCGCAAGGGCGGGACCCGCACAACCTGAATAAATACATCTGGCGTTTTATCGCCCTGAGCACGGCTAAGCCGCGCGTAATCCACATCGTGGCCACCAGCGAACAGGAAGCCCGTCGGCAATCACCGGCTGGCTGCGTGATGGTATTCACTGCCCGTATTCGTCAGGGGGTGGACTTATGAGCCAGGAAATCACACTACAACAGGCAGCAGAACGCGCCCACCAAATCGAAGTTATTTGCGCACTGGCAGAGGATTACCCTGGCATGATGACCGACAGCGAATCAGGGGCAATCATCGGCTTACTTAAACGCCTTAGCGGTGAGGTCTGCGTATTCCTGAGCGATGAGCAGGAAAGAAGAACGCTTATTTCTAACGAAAAAAAATGCGGAGGGGTACACCATGTGCAATAACATCCGTCCGGACGCAACCGCCGCCGCGCTCACTACGCTGATGCTCGCGCTTATTGATATTTCTGTTATTGCTGACAGGGCGCATAAGCACGCCACCAGTGAAACAGAATATGCAGGGGCTTTCGTTCCTCATTCGCTGGCGGTTATGCAACTTAGTGCTGATATGGCGCTGAATGAGGCCAAAGCCATCCTGATTGCTGATTGTGAAAATGGGGGGGGTTATGCGTGATGATCGTTTTAATTCCCTGAAACAGGAATTTTCCGGCGTTCCTGATGATGCGGCTGATGCGCTTTCGTCAATGCCAGAACTTATTAGAGCGGCTTTTTTCTTACTTTCCACGAGAGAATATAAATCAACGGGGCTTGATGTACTGAATATCGCCGCCGATTATGCGGAATATGTGGCAGAGGCGCGTTACAGAAGAAAATTTCCTGAGGATGTAAGCCATGCGTGATATTTACCACGAAACAACAGATCGCGTATTTCTTGCACTTTCTCACAGTGAAAATATGATGGAAATATTGCGCATATGGCTTGAAACACTTGGCGACAATGAACGCGACAAACAAAAATCAAGAATTGCCACGGCATTAATAACGCTTCTTGAGCCTGTAATAAATGAGTTGCAGGAAATAGAGACATTGCACGACAGATATAACGAACAGCACACCGGAGAATAAAAATAATGAAACTTAAATATTCTGGCTTAACTGCCAGTGGCAACACTCACCCTAAATTTACGCGCGGTGATATTTACCGCGACCAGTACGGCGGTACGGTAATGATTAAGGGCGTGGCGGGACGGTGCGTAACTTACCGCCGTGAAGGTTACGAATATGATTGCGTGATGCCTGTTTATCAGTTCCGGCGTGATTTTTCTCTGGTACAGACCGCGCCGCATAACGTGCCCACCAGCAACGCCAGGGCACGGGCAAACATCCAGAAGCTGAAAACAATGATTAACGGATTCAGGGGTAAAAAATGAAACTGGCACCGAACGTAAAACGATTACCGAAAGATAAATACACCGATGCGATTATTTTTGCGGGTATTGATGCTCATTCATTCGCAGAGCATTACATCATTGCACAGGCCAAAAAAGCAGGCGATCCAGTCCCTCCCGTTTATCTGGGGCGTTATCAGTTAAGCGAACTGGATAACCTCCAGATTGTTGATGATGGGCGATACAGGGCGACGGTGATACGCGCCGGAAATATTGAAGAGCCGCAGCTGTTAACCATCGCCACGAAACTGGCGAGCGCCGGAGTCCAGGAGGCGCGGCTACTTTCTGAAAATTTCGAATTGCTGGAGGAATGGAGCGACCAGCTTCCACGGCTTAGGGAGGCATGGGAACGCGGGGAAAGCCTGGTCATGAAAAAAATCCCCCAGCGAAAAACCAAGCTACCAATGAGCGTTGGATCTACCGGATACGACACACAGCTTGATTACGTGGTAAAGGGGATTATTCCGGCATCGTCGCTTTGCAGCATATACGGGGCGAGCGGTTCCTATAAATCATTCCTTGCCGGATCGTGGGCGTGTCACGTTTCCACGGGCCGCCAGTGGGGAGGCCGCAGGGTGGCGCATGGCGCTGTTCTCTATGTGGTTGGTGAAGGCGGTATAGGCGTTCCGCGTCGTGTAAAAGCCTGGGAGGTTGTGCACGATGAGCAGGTGAAAAATCTGTATCTGGTAAACCGTCCCATCTTTCCGGCTGCCCCGCTTGATATTGATGAAATGGTTATCGCTGCCAGCCAGGTGGAGCGGGAAACGGGTAAACCTGTTCGCATGATTATTCTGGACACGCTGGCGCGTTGCTTTGGCGGCAATGATGAAAATGACTCCCGCGACATGGGGGGATTTATCCGTGGTTGTGACGAGCTTAAACGGCGCACAGGGGCTACGGTGCTGGTGGTTCACCATTCCGGCAAGGATGAAACAAAGGGGGCGCGTGGTTCCAGTGCATTTCGTGCATCACTGGACGCTGAATACCGGATACGCAGGGAGGACGCAGGAAGCGAAGCGCTGGTTATCTCATGCACCAAAATGAAGGACGCGGAGGAACTCAAAGAGGCTGCCTATGATTTGCGGGTGGTGGAGCTTTTTACCGACGCTGACGGGGAGTTAATCACGTCGCTGGTGGTGGTGGATAAGCCGCGTCCTCCCGTTGAACTGGAGCGCATCGAAGAGGCTGGCAACAAGACGGAGAATCATGCTGCGCTATGGGGATGTATCCGGTCACGCACACAGCACGGCGACAAGTGCACGATCCCGCTGTTACGTGACGATATGAAAAAGCTGGGGTACGAAATGAAAAACTTCAGCCGCTGGCTACGCAAGCTGGAAAAAGACGGGGTTATTTATATCGACGGTGATGATGTAGGCCCTCTGTAAAAAGTGAGGCGCAAAAGTGAGGACAATGAGGAATTGCACGAAAAACCCCCTGAACTCCTCACTTTTCAACGTATATATACCCCAAAAAGTGAGGAGCAAAAAAAATCCTTATGGAACATGCACATACAAAACACAAAAATCTCAAGTGAGACGAAGCGAGACGCTTTAAAAAGTGAGGCGTAAAAGTGAGCATGAGTGAGGAGATAACCAAAATGCGCAGAGACAGAACAGAGCCGAAATATAAAGCGTTAGACATGACAGAGCACGCCTTAAAGGTGGCAATCAGGGTAATAGACCGCCACGCGGGGGAAGGATACGCGAAGGAACATCCCGACCTGATAAGCGCATTCATGACCACGGCGGCGGCAAACTTTGCCACGCTGACAGAACGGGAGATTGCCGAAGCGGAACAGGTAACAACCATCAACGTAAAAACCGGAGAGTCAGGCGATGATACATGACCGCATAGCGGAGGAACTCGAGGCGAAAGGATTTTACCGGAGGGCGGCGGCGCGATGGGGTGAAGTCATGCAGCTGGTGGAGACAGACAAGGAACGGCATCAGGTTACGATGCGACGGCTGGAATGTTCCAGGAAGGCACAGAGGCCACCGGAGCCGCCGGATAACTTCGGAGACCTGAGAAAGGCAGTCGATCGCACTTATGCTGAAATGGGTATAGATGGTGTAAGCGATGAAATATGGCGTAATTACCCAGACAGCTAATCAACAGCCGGAGAAATCCGGCTTTTTTGTAGGTACTCCTGGTGGGGGTGGCCTGTCCACGGGGCGGAGGGGCGCGGAAAAAGGCGCATTTTTTGATTTTTATGGCACCATCACCACCACTATAAGTTATTGATATGTTGAGAAATAAAAATTTTTAGTGTCGAATCAGGTTGTTTTTTGTTCATCACCGGAACGTTCCCGAAAACATTTACAAAAAACAGGCGCAAAAAAAGCGCCCCCGATTGCTGTTACCGGAGGCGCTTTTACACGACAAAGGAGTTTTTATCGCCAGGATGACGAGTCTTAATACTGCTTCAATGGCAAAAATGCGTCAATAACTTTGCCTTTCTGAGAATAATCAGAAAAATCATAATCTGATTTTCAGGTATAAAATGATTTATCTATTACTTTTATCGATCAATAATGATGCCCGTTAATCAAAACGGAGGCGGATTTATGCCAGAGAACAACACCAGAAAGCCGGATAAAAGTGCCACGGTACACATAGACGCCGGAACTATGGAGAAGATCGAACGCTATCAGCAGTTCATCAAAGATAATCACCCGGGTATGCCAGTACCCACGAAAGGACAAATCACACGCAGCGCGGTTGAATATTGGTACAGGGCAACGTTAGGGGTCTGGCTATGAAAACATGGTTTTCCATTAAGGCTATGGCAGATGTTGTCTATGTGCGCATTTATGACGAGATCGGCGGGTACGGTGTAAAAGCATCGGCACTTACTGACGAGATCAACGCGTGTGGTAATGCGTCTGAAATCCATCTTCGCATCCATTCACCTGGTGGCGACATCTTTGAAGGGCTGGCTATCTATAACGCCCTGAAAAATCATCCGGCAAAGAAAATTGTACACATTGAAGGCATGGCGGCTTCTATGGCCTCGTTTATTGCCATGTGTGGCGATCACATCGTTATGCCTGAAAACGCGATGATGATGATACATGCCCCCCGTGGTGTTACTGCCGGAGTGTCGGGCGACGTTCGCCGCTTTGCTGACCTGATGGACAAGCTGGGCGACACGATGGCGGAAACCTACGCCGGAAGAACGGGCAGGAGCAAACAGGAAATCACCGCCATGATGGAGGCGGAAACCTGGATGGATGGCAATGAGTGTAAGGCTAACGGCTTCGCAGATGAGGTTATACCCGCGATTACAGCAATGGCCCGAATTGAATCAAAACGAATCGGAGATTTTTCAAATATGCCGGAAAAAATTAAAAGCATGATCAGCCAGAAAACTACCAGTGGCGAACAGGAACGACTTAACGGCATCCGTGAATTGTTTGGCACGTTCAACGGAAGATATAACGACCTGGCTATAAGTTGTCTTGCTGATTCAGAATGTAGCGTTGAGAATGCACGCGAACGCCTTTTACTCGCTATGGGTAAAGAATCAACGCCAACAAACAAAACCACCCCCGCAAATCTTTACTACGCGTACACGGATAACGGCAACATAACCGGCGATGCAATGCGCCAGGGGCTTAATGCGCGTCTTGGTCACGAACGGGCCGAACGCGGTAATCCTTACGCCATGATGAGCCTTTTCGATATGGCACAGGCATCATTAACCCATCGTGGTATAAGCACGGGCAGCTACAGCACACGCTCGCAGATAGTAAACGCGGCATTCACCCACAGCAGCAGCGATTTTACCGATATCCTTGCTGGTGGCGCTGAAAAATCAGTGCTTGCAGGCTGGGAGCACAGCGGCGAAACATTCCGCCAGTGGACGAAAAAAGGTTCCCTTTCAAACTTCCGGGAAGCCCGCCGCGTTGGTATGAATGGCTTCTCAACGTTAAACAAAGTGCCGGAAGGGGCAGAATATAAATACATCACCACCAGCGATCGCGGTGAACCCATCGCGCTGGCTACTTACGGGAATATTTTCAGCATTACCCGCCAGGCTATAATCAATGATGACCTTGATCAGTTATCAACGGTGCCAATGGCTATGGGCCGTGCAGCATCAAGAACGGTGGGAAATCTGGTTAATCTGGTGCTTACAGGCAACGTAAAACTTTCTGACGGAATAACGCTGTTTGACAAAAAACACAGCAACCTGATTGAAGCAGGACTGACAACACCGGGACTTAGTGCAGCACGTCACCTGATGCGCACACAGAAGGACAAAAATGGCGAAGTGCTGAATATTGCGCCTAAATTCCTTTTAGTTCCGGCAGCACTGGAAGATCGCGCGTTGCAGATGATTAACTCAACCGCACCTTTCGGGGCTGATAAAAACAGCGGGATCTTTAACCCGTATCACAAGCTACTTGATATCATCGTCGATCCCCGCCTTGATGATATCAGCGAAAAACAATGGTACATGCTTTCCGCACAGGGAACGGACACAATCGAGGTGGCTTATCTTGATGGCAATGACGAGCCTTACCTTGAACAGCAGGAAGGTTTTATCGTTGACGGCGTGGCCTGGAAAGTCCGTATTGATGCAGGTGTGGCAGCTCTGGATTATCGCGGTATGGTCAAATCAGGCGGGACAGATTCACTATGACAACAAGGCGGCACCAGCCGCCTTTTTTGCGGGTCCTCCTGGTGGGGTGGGCCTGAACACGGGGCGGGCGGCGCGGAAAAAAGCGCATTTTTGTGATTTTATCGTCATCATCATCATGTGTGTAACCTATTGTTTTTAATGTGGTTGATGCAAAAAAGATGATGATTGTGGTTAATTTTTGTTCGACATCTTTTAGCGTGACAGATTCTTTACAAAAAATCTGAGCTTGTTTTCTTCACCAGCGCGATGGGGGCACAATGACAGAAGCCGAAATACTGGGATTAATCCGCCGCGTCGCCGGAATCAGCCAGCAGGCTGACGAACAGGCCACGCAGCCGGACAGCATGACCGCCGAAAATTATGCGCGTGTGGTTGCTGAGGTGATGCGCCGTGATGGTATCCAGCTTAATGATGCGGATATGCGCGACATACGGATCCGCGTTCTGGAAATGCTGGCCTACAATCGCCGCGTTGAACTGTATCGGGAGAAAGAAAAAATTACGTACCACTGGAAAAAGCCGGAGCGGTTACGGCGTTAA